TAGCCCATTCAGCAAATAAAATGTTTAAAGATCTTCGAGCTGTTTTAGCTTCGTAACCAGTACGGATTTCTATACCACACCGTTCATAAGCTTCCTCTATTATATCTGCGACATCTAATTGAAAATCTGTTGAACCTGAAGTTGCCATCAGACTTTACCTTTCTTTTTCTTAGACTTTCTAGGCTTTCCCTTATCAGATCTAGCCTTTCTTTTTACCACGGGCTTTTCTACGGGTTTTTGTTTTTGAAAGATGCTTAACAGTTTTTTTAGAAACTCTTTCATTTTTTTTCCTCCGAGACGGTGATTTTGTAATTTGTTTCGCCATTTGAGACCGAGCCATAGTCATTAGATATTTTCCTTCTAATAAAATCTTCCCACAAAGGTGTAATCATTCGATGGTTCTCAGACACTTTAAAAGAAGTTAATTCGCTTGTTTTATCAAGCGAAATCAAGGTAAAACACATCCAAGACATTACACCTGTAATAAAAACAACAATAACACTAGAAAATATTTGCTTTAACATTAACGACATTTCCACCGCTTTCTAGCTTGCCTCAAACGGCTGTTTGGATCTTTAGCCGCCTTTGGAAACTTTTTCATTTGTCCAGCAGAACGAGCGCAATAAGACTTACGCCGTTTAGCATCCTTGCTTCCCGGTTTTACCTTCCCCGTAACAGCCGTCTTTAACTTACTGCCAGGGTTCTTTCTTCTATAAGCCTTAACGCCCGCTTTAGTCATTCCCGCGCCGCTTTTAGTAGGGCGGAAATTTTTCTTGTTACGCTTTGGCATTTCTCCTTTAGAAGCCATGTTAAATCCTATGCGTGGTAAAACATCATCAAATCAACTGTGCCAACGATAAAAGTAACAAAACAACCGTCTTTAAACAAAACACCATCAGAAGGAACAAAAGGGTCTTCTGACGAACTATCTGTTCCTATTGTTCTAGCCTGTATAAGTTCTGTTCCAGTAGCACCTGAATTTCTAATATTTAATTTACCAGCAGATCCGCCAGAATAAACTGAGAACCCTTGAAGCCGACATCTGCCAGCAAAAACCACACCTAAAGCGTTGTTGTTAATACCCGCTGATACGTTTCCTGCTGGATTACCCACTGCTGTTATACTTGTAATAGTTTTAAAGTAGCCTGAACTTGTTGCTGTTCCAGCATTTGCTCCAGTAACAGTCTCACTTAAAGCTGATCCATTCACATCTGTGCCAACTACAGTGAAAGAAATTCCGCTGTCGTTACCCGCTGATAAAATTGTAACCTGTCTTCCAGACGCATTTGTAACACTTCCACCAGAAGCTAAAGCACCACCAATAGTTAACGCAGCATTATTTCCAACAGAAGCCGCTGTTGAAATACCATCAGCATCAAGAGCTACCTCATCGCTAATAATGACTGGTACTACATCTGATCCTGCCATTTGTTTCTCCTTTATAAAAGTGGCAGGGGTTTCCCCCTACCTAATTAAGAATTATGCGATTTGAACATATTCAATGATAAATGTGAACGATCCTGCTGTTGTCGCATCGACAGTATTTGTAATGTTGCAGTAAATAGTTCTTTCCGCACTGGTATATTGAACAGAAGCTGGTGCAGTTGTACCATCTTGTGTCTGAAGAACCAAACTGGTCACAGTTACGTTATGCTCAACAACAGTTGTACCGCCATCAAGAATTTCATCAGTCTGAGCCGCAACAATTTGTGCACCTGAACTAGATGTTCCAACTTCGTAACCAATATCGCCAGTTCCAATTACAGGAGCTGTGTCACAAAATATCTTAATGTCAGTGATGATTGTGTTTGCTGGTTGAGTAAACTCACCAATTGTTGGGCTGTCCCCTGCTGTAGTGTTAACAGTAACACCTGTCGCAAAGCCAACGTGTTTTACATATTTGTTAGTAACGATACCTGTTGAAGCAATAACTGCTGTATCAGTGAAGGCACCTGTTGTAGAGTTTTTAGAAACTACTTTAAATCCGTTTTCGGAACGGACTGGTCCTGAGAATGTTGTATTAGCCATTGTGTCTCCTTGTCTAGGCAAATGTCAGCTGCGGAATGCAACTGTCAAGGTATCTTTACGATACACCACCTTTTAACAAAAAGAAAGAGGGTAACTTATACCCTCACTCGCTTGATTTTTCTTTAAGAACTAATCCAAATATAGCACAAACTATACCTGCCCAAGTTAATATCGGCATACTTAATAAAATACCAAGCCCAACGCCAACAACAGCCGCAGCTCCGTAGCTTGAAGGCTCTTTTAATCTTCCTTTAATCCAGTCCATTTACTTTCTCCTTGTTAAATAAAAAAGGGGCGACAAAAGCCGCCCCAAGTGGTTCCATAAGGCATATGGATTTACGCTCCTGGTGAGCCGAAGATACAACGAGGATCTGAGAAACCAAAAGAATATCTTTCTCTTGCTTTAAATCTCATGTTTCCTGTATCAAAGTCAGCTTCCATATTTGTGGATAGAGCTGTTCTTTCAAAATGAATCATTCCGCGTGGAGCGTCTGTCATCACAAAGAAAGCGTCCGTATCGGTCAAGAAGTCATTAACGGCATAACCCTCTGGGAGCATTCCCATTGAGCGCATAGCGTTAGTGTCATTGTCCGCTGTACCAACACGAAGGTTAGAAGCCATTATTCTTTCAGCAATAAATTGAAGCTGACGAGGAATAACAAGTTTCATACCGCGTAGTGCTACTTTAAGACCACGTTCGTCAACAAACCCAGCAATATTTATTAACGCATCTTCAAGAGAAGTTTCGTTAAGATCTGCTGCTGTACTTGGTTCGTTAGCAAACGTGCCACCGTTAGTTAAAGGATGAGACGCATCACATAGTGCAACTCCGTCACCGCCAGCTGATGTTCCAGCTGTAAATGCGTTGTTTAACACTGCTGCGGCTTTCACCTGTTTAGTGTGTGCCATTGATCGAGCGAGTGCACGAGTATAACGAGAAGATAGACGATCATAGAGATTATCCTCAACTGCTTCCTCTGTAATAGAGAACGCAAGTGCGATTGTCTCATGATTGTATCTCGCCGTATATGCTTCGTTAGCATCGTCGAAATTAACAGCGGAACCCTCCGACTTAGTCGGGGCGGCTCCAAACCCAGATAACATTACTTCTTCTTCAAACGCTCTGTCTGAAGATTCAGTAGTGAAAATCTCTGAGTGTTGGTTCTCGTACCTGGAGTACTCCATGCCAAATAAGGCATTGAGACCAGGCTCTAGCTCTTTCGCTAGTTGTGCGCGTGATATAGCCATTGCTTAGTCTCCTATACGCCAGTTGTAGAAACAGTGGCCGCTACAATAGAGCCAGTAGGCGCATTGAAGTGGTTGTTTATACGAACGATTAGTGGGATACCAGCAGCAGTGAAGTCAGAATTGTCTGGATCATCTTGGATGCCCATAATTCTTAACGCCAATGTGTTGGTGGTTGCGACTGTATTCAAGTCTGCTGTTGCAGACGAAATACCAGTAGTTGTAGAACCACTGTTACCCGTAGCAAAAGCAATGTTTGCGAATACAGATGTACGAACTTCCGCTTCAGTGTTCTGTCCTGCAACAACGTTAGATGTTGCAATCGTGAACAATTGATTTGGATCATCGTACAAGAAGGCTTTGACAGGGAATGTAGAATCCGCGCCAGAACCAGGCCAATAGTTTGAAAATATTGTTTCACCAGTAGTTGAAGAAACGTACTCACAACCTCCGAAAACTCCTACAATAGCGACGTTACCACCAGCCGCAGCTTGTAGATCGTCAATGACACCCGCAGCGAGCGGTATAACCGCCATGCCTTGGAATATTGGATTAGAGTTATCAGAAGCTATGCGATATTCCGTCATCCCGGTAGAGTTGGTCGATTGACCAATTTTTCCTATCGGTCGGAGACCGAAGGAACCGTTAGAATTTGCCATAATAAGCTCCTATATAGCAGTTGAAATTATTCAGTGTCGCGGTCGCGTCCACCGAAGCTCACTCGACTTGATCTCCTATTTTCAATAGGCATTGAAGGGTGTTGTTCCTTCATCAAGTCTTGATCCACAGCTGTCATTTGATCACGGGTCCGATCCCGATAATAAGCGGTTCTCTCATGTACTGTTTCTTCAGGTATTCTAGCAAGCATAAGCCCACCGTTACCTATTACCCCAGCATGTTTCCCATCCTCGATAGTAGCAAAGTCAGAATTTGGATACTCATCAGCTCTTACGGGTTCCCAACCTTCACGCAACTTTGCATGAACGTTCATGGAATCGTCGTCACCTCTAAGGGATGTCCTAATCCAACGATGTTGATACCCAGGTTTGGGATCTGGGGCTTCTAGCCTGCTTGGGGGTGCCCAAGGTTTTCTTCGTGTAGTAGTTTCACGAGTTTCTTTTGACCGTTCTGTTCTGTCTGACATTATCTTTTCCTCAATCTTTGACATACTTAGCGTACTCCTCTAAAGGAACCCCAAGTTTTTTAGCAATCGCGATTTGCGAGGGTGATAACTTGACGGTCCTGCGCCCGGTTTTTGTTGTGCGGGATGCGGAAGTATCAGCCGATGCGACTCTGGCACTTCCCCCGTTTTTTCGACCAGCGTTAAAACGTTGTGGAAACTCGGTTCTCATACGCTTGTCAATCTCACTATAGTACTCATCTGCTTGCGGGTCAAACCCTTCTTCTTCAACAAGCTTACGATGAATACCAAAAGCGGCATAAGTCATGACTTCATCCTGACCAAACCACTCGTTTTTTTCTGCCCAACCTTCAGCTTTTGGATCAGCTTTTGGAGCTGGAGCCTGCGCTGCTGGGGCACTTGCCTGTACTTGTGTGCCGCCCTCAACTGGAGCTTTCTGCATTTTTGTCTGATCTTGCCGCTGTTTTGCTAGTCTATATCTTTCCTGCTCGATAGATATTTTAGACAAAGCACTTTGCGCCTCAAACATTTTATCTACATCGCCAGACTCATGGGCATCGCGATAAATATTCTTTGCTGTTGCAAGCTGTGACTCTAATCGGGTGCCGTATTCATTTAAATAACCCTTGTCTAAACTTGTTAGCCGTTCTTTTAATTTATCGTTTTCCTGTTTTACAGTCTGAGCAAACCGAACAGCTTCTTCTCTGTCCCGTTCTTCCGTTCTGTATTTGTCTGTTAACGTTTTAATCCTTTTCTGAACCCGCTTACTGTAATCATCAAGTTCTTCAGGATTTTGTGTGTCTTCTTCTGATACCACCACTTCAGCCGTAGTGGAATCATGATCCGATTCAGAGTTAACCAAAGTTTTAGTGTCCTCAACTGTGACTTCAATTTCCTCATTTTCATCTATAACTTTCTCTGCTGCTTCAGCCATAATTAGTACCTCAAATGTGTTTTATGTCATCAGGTTCAAATATTTTAGCAATAACCTCATCGTCATTGATAATTCGAACCTCGCCACCTTCTATTTTAAATCTTGACCCAGCATATCTTCCGATACACACCCATTCACCTTCATTACACCAAGGTTCTGGATTATCTCCAAACTTATTGGGATCAAGGTATGCTAGGGGGCCAACTTTTAAAACATAGGCTACTACAGTCGCCAACGCTTCGCGTTCACGAATGTGATCTGGTACTAATAAACCACCGTCTGTTTTCTCTCTGCCCTGATAAGGCATTACGAGAACTCTCCAACCAGTAGGCTGCGGAAGTCTATCTATTAGGGGTTTTTCAATTAAAGTCGGATCCAAGATCTTTTCTTTAGGATCGACGTATGCGCTGTTAACGTCTACAGAGGCTGCGCTCTTTGCTGCTTTCTCCGTTTTAATTTTCTGCGCGACATGGTCAGGAACGTATAAGGTCTTCGACATCGTCTGCGTTGTTCTCCAGCAAGGACTTAATTTCATTTCTAGTAAGAGCGAGTCCTTGTGCCTCTCCTACCAAGTGGCGGTACTGTTCGTAACTTTGAACACCTCCGTTTATCAACACCGTTGAGATATCATCTTCACGCTGTTGAAGCTTCTTATATAGATGTTTTGCAAAGTCTACAACATCCATTATAAAATATCTTTATAATCTCTATCAACAATCGGTCCACCAGAAGACCAGCTGTTGCAAGTTTTTGCTGATGCACACACAAACTTCCATATTTGACAGTAACCTAAATCACCAGAGTCATCACCAATACACTCTAACATTTCTTCGGTTTGGTTGTATGAAGCGCAGTTTCCACACACATCCAAACCAAAAGTTTCGCCGTAATCAGCAGATAAAACTGCTTCTTCTTTGTTTTCAGCGTTTATATCTGCATCTTTTGTGGCAATAGGACAAGAAGGCTCACCATTCTCCCCTCGATTAATCTTATCGACAGGAATAGATCCATCAGGAAGAATGCTGATCATTATAGTTGTCATTAGTATGTACCGCTAAACTTTCTGCCGCTTGTAGCAATCCCGCAACCTTTGCCAGAACTTACATTCCCACCGTGACCATACTTAACCATGCCACCGCCCATAAATGTTTGACCGCGTCCTCTTCTCATTCTTTTTTTGATAGCGTCCGCTTCATCCTTAGTTGGAGTGCTTTCAGTTTCTGATTCTAGTTGACGGTCAATAGCGTCTTGAATTGCTTGAGCAGACATTGTTGCTCTAATGTCATCAGCAATGGACTCTAACATGTCTTCCTCAACCACATACGCAGGCATTGCACCGCGTGTAACTTCACCACCGTCAGCATATTCATAGTCAACCATGCCACCGTCCCTCATAAAGCCCATATTATTACGAACTTTTTTTGGAAGCTTTGCCAGCCCTGGGTTCTTCATTGCATCAACTTTTTTCATCATAATACTTCTCCTGGTTTTCTAATCAGTATCAAAGTTTTAATTTACAATCAACCTTAACGGTTTTTCCTCAACTTAGCAAATTGGCGTGATCCAAACCAAAAACTAATAATAGAAGTAAACAGTAGGTTCGTGTCGTCGTTCCAAATAGCTTGCGCTGCTTCATTAAATGTAACGCCTGTACTCATAGAGTAAAACAATCCGCTGATTTTTACAGTCAGAAACAAACCCACAAATAAATATGTTACAACTGGTCGTACCGATCCTGATAGAGCTGCTGCAAATCCAGATTTAGCATTTGCCGCCGCCATACTTTTATATATGCCCTCCGCTTCAGCAATGTCCGCCTTGGCATCTAGCTCATCTAACTTTAAAGAAGATAGCTGCGCCGCGTACTTACCCTTTGCCTCAAGCATCTTAAGTTCTTGCGCGTCTTTTTGTTTTTGTTGAAACAAATCAAGGATACTTGGAATGATAGAAGTACCAAATCCTAGTGCTGCACCTAATAGTGATAACATATTGTCCTCCTATTTTAATTTAGTTTTAGATAAGGCTGTAGCCCCCATAAAACCAACGACAACTCCTAACTGAGCTACAATAAATGTGTTTAGGAAACCTGACGCGGTGGCCACTCTGTCTATAGCCACAACTGGAGTTAGTAAAACAATGACCGCAACAATCGTTACAACCATTGCAATCCACGCCATCATACGTTGCGTGTCAGCTAACTTATCTTCGTTCTCCAGACGTATCCAACGTTCATGACGATCCATCTCGTCATCAGTAATAACACCATCACCATCAGCGTCCGCCATTGCGTACTTACTATTTTCCTGTAGTTTTTTACCCATTTCTTAAATAATCCCCGCTGAATCTAAAATCACTAATGTAAAAAGTATGTTCATAACAATAATCATAGCTTAACCTCCTCAATTAGACAATGGATTGTCAAGAGCCTCTTGCAAACGCTCATTTAACTTATCTTCAAGCTTAGTCATATCTTCTTCTATTCTTTTTTCTACTTCTCGCATTGTATCACGAACATCCTTCTCTGTCTCCCTATTTAGAGTTTCAACTTCTCTTATGGCAGATGTCACATCTTTTTGTACTTGGTTCATTTCATTAAGAACGTCTTCTAACACTAAGTCTATAGATCCTTGTGTAGTCTTTATACGCTCTGAAGATGTCTCAATCTTCTTCTCCAACTTATCAATGTATCCCTCTAGTTTAAGCAGATCATCTCTAAGGTTGTTCTTAATGTCTCTGGTGTAGACAATAGCGTCATCCAGCTTTGTTAAAACCAACTCGTTTTGAGCTTTGATCTCATCTATGTCTATTTCTTGTACCACTTCCCGTAGATCAAGATAATCAAAGTAAAACTCGTAGCCTACATA